GTATTCATGATCTAAAGATTGATATATAATTTCCCAAGAAAATTTTTCTAGGCCATATTTTCTTATGGCTCGATATAAAACATTATCTTTAACACCAACTCTAGCGGCATTTATATGTTCCTTTTTCCTTCTATTAAAATTATTTGTGAAACCAATATAACAATGGTTATTTTCGATTTGAGTTATTTTATAAATGTAATTCATAAACTTAATTTTAGAAGCCAGATAAAATTCTGGCTCGGGTTATGATTTCCAATTCCTTGAATTGTAAAGACATATTAGTTTCTACACCCATTCCAATAATAGCACCCGGCCTAAAAGAACTCCAACCACCACTTCCAGTGTAAGTAACTGTCACATTAGTACAGGCACAAGTAGAAATTTTATTAATGAAGGTATTTACTTGACCAGCACTCCAAAATTCAATATCAAATTCTGCCGGATAAAGATAATATCTTGCGTCATCAGTACCATGTTTTACTTCTGGAGCGGAATAGAATTTGAAAGCTTTAATGATATTACTAACATTCATTGCTTCCTGTTGAGATCTAGGAGTAAATTTAAAATCAAATTGAAATTCTCTAAATCCTATACCACGGAATAACATTTCCATATGGGGATTTCTAAGTGCCCGGGCACCAAATGATACCGCAGATTCAACATCAACATCAACTCCACCAAAAGTTTGTGCGAAATCTTTCGCATCGGCCGCTAAACTGGAAGCAATACCAATACCCATTTCTTTTAATGCGCGTGATATACTAGTGTCTTGACCTGTTAAAGCTTTGACTACTCCACCAAAGGCGCCGAATTCTTGTACATCCCATGATGTTTGGTAAGTTGTTTGCACATTTGGCGGAACATACATGGCAATAACAGTACTTACTCTATTAGTTTGTTGTCCTGTAAAATTGGTTACATTACCATTTGAGTTTGTTCCGCTAAAGGCAGTAGCATTTGTTGCCGTGGCAGCATTTACAGGAACCACACCTAAATTATTAGGTTGTACCGGTCCTACAAAACCAGTTGAAATTGGATTACTAGGTGAAGGATTAGTTGTATATTGTGTATGCTTATTTTCATTGATATAGAAAATAATCATATGGTTTTCACCTGGGTCCGTAGTTAAATCTATAGGATAGACGAAACTAGCAACATTATATCCATTTTGTTCTAAAACCTGTAAAGGGTTAGAAAAAGTTTGGGGAGAAGTAAGATCTTCGTTTTGTGGAAATACCATTGGCATATTGTTCTAAATAGTATTTAGTATGGCTTATTCCGGCTTGTATACCTTATTGAAACCTGAAAAATATGTGGGGAATACTGTAAATGGTAAGATAAAATATTTATCACTTTGGGAACGAAATTGTATGAAAGTTTTTGATATGAATCCTAGTGTTATAAAATGGTGTGCCCCAACAGGAAATAAAGGGATTAAAATTCCATATATGTCTCCCATTGATAATAAGCCTCACAATTATGTACCTGATTTTTTAATCCGAGCTAAGACTAATGATGGATCAGAAAAGAAATATTTAATAGAAATTAAACCTAGTTCTCAATGTGAACCTCCTAAACTATCTAAGAGTGGAAGGAAAACAAAAGGTTATAAAAATGCTTTAGCTACATACGCTGTTAATAAAGCTAAATGGTATTTTGCGGAACAATGGTGCCAAAAAACTGGTTATGAATTTAAAATCATGACCGAGCGGGAATGTCTCTAACTAAATATATTTGTGCCTAATATTTTAGATAAAGTAAGAGCCAAATTAAAGTCTCAACCGGTAGCAAAATCCGTTGAGGAATCTATAAATTGGTATAGAAATCAAATACGTAAATTAAGTGGTTACGGAGATGACCCCCATTTTTCTAGAGGATCGGGATTACGTAATGAAATGCTTAAAGATTCCTCTAGATCTAGATCTAATTACATTCCCGGTTCCATGTACTTATTTGTTTATGATCCAAAATGGAAAAAGAAATTACCTTACTATGACAAATTTCCATTAGTGTTCTTTATAGGTCCTAGTGTTGATGGAACTTGGATGGGAATTAACTTTCACTATTTGAATTATCGACAAAGACTTTTATTATTTAATGAATTAGCCACACTAGCAAATAATAAATTAACTAATCCAAAAACCAAATTAATTTTAGCATATAAGATGCTTAAAAGTTTGGCAAGATTTAGAGCATTCAAACCATGCTTTCATAAATATTTACCTAACCATATAATGAGCCGAGTAATTAAAATAGATGCTCCGGATTGGGAAACTGCATTATTTTTACCAGTAGAAAATTTCTCTAAGAAGTCTAAGACGTTCGTATGGCGAGATTCTGAAGCTATTATAGCAGGTACTCAAAAAGGACCTTCAAATAATGGTTTACCAAAAGGAACTCCTACAACTTCAACATCAACCAAAGTAGTCAACCAAAACGGGTTACCACATAAAAATTAAAATGGCCATTCAAGATTTCATTTCTCAAATCACCAAATCTGGTGGAATTGCACGTCCTAACAGATATGCTGTTTACATTGATCCTCCTAGGATTGTTAGGGCTGTAGATTTTAATTCACAAACTAATCTCAGTGTAGCAAATCAATTGGCTCAACAAAACCAAGTAAGTGAACAATCTTTAGGAGTAGTTCCTGATTACTTTTTTGATATGGGACTAGCATCGTTGAATATGCCAAATAGACTGACATTTATGTGTCAAGAGGCTGAATTACCAGGTAAGAGTTTTAATGCTAGTGATATCAGAACATATGGTTCTTTCTTTCAAATGCCATTTGTGGATGTTTATGCTAATATTACATTGACATTTATTGTAGGACGCGATATGGCAGAACGTGATTTTTTTGATGCGTGGTCATATACAATACAAGATCCAGAAACATCAGACTTTAATTATGTAAATGAATACGGAACAACAATTGATATTTACCAATTAGATGAATTTGATACTATGGATAATTCACGATTTAATTATGCCTGTCGATTGTACCAGGCGTGGCCGATCACGATAGGACAAATGAAATTAGCATATAGTGAACAGAATAGTTATCATGTATTACCGATTACATTCACTTATCGTAAATGGGTTAATTTTAAAATTAATTCAAATACACCAACATCAATTACACCAACATTAGGAACACCAACAGGATTTAATACAACGATTACACCTCAATAAAGAAGATTATGGAACTACCAAAACTTACATTACCAAAATATGAATTAACATTACCGTCAACTGGAGAGAAAATACTTTTTCGACCATTTACGGTAAAAGAAGAAGAATTACTTTTGATTGCCATAGATGATGACGATGATGCCCAAATTAGAGCATTACATCAAGTATTAGATAATTGTCTTTTACCTGATATTAAAGGAAAGAAACTGGATGTAACTAAATTGGCTGTATTTGATTTAGATTATATTTGGTTAAAAATTAGAAGTAAATCTGTGGAAGAAATTATTGCTCTGCCATTTGAATGCCAAAAACAATTACCTGAGTCTGAATGGAAACCAGATAAGGAAGGTGTAATGAAAACAATATGTGGCACCATTGTTAATATAGCTATTAATTTGGATCAAATAGAAGTAAAGAAAAATCCAGAAAATAATCCTAAAATAGAATTACAGGATTCAATTGGTATTGTATTAAAATATCCCACTTTTGATACATTGCAGAAGTTATCAAAGATACCTGCGGAAAAAGATGATTTTAGTGCCTCAATAGAAGTTATTATAGAATGTATTGATATGATCTATGATGGTAAAAATGGTAAAACATATGAAAAGGAATATTTAGAAAAAGAACAATTGAAGGAATTTTTAGAAAATCTTTCTCAACTTCAATTTGAAAAGGTTATGAAATTTTTTGATACTTTACCAGTTCTAAGACATAATATTCATTTCAAATGTCCTAAGTGCAAGCACGAAGCAGATGTTATAGTAGAAGGAACAAAAAGTTTTTTAGCGTAGGACTCAGGCATGAGTCTCTTGGTAATATGATGCTCACTAACCATGCCTTAATGCTACATTACCATTATTCATTATCTGAATTAGAAAATATGTTACCGTGGCAACGTAAAATTTATGTTGAATTGGTTGCGAAATTTGTTAAGGAAGAAAACGAAAGACAGGAAAAACAACATGTCCGATAATGTAACGCTAACTCAGGTACCTAATTGTCCTAATTGGTTCTATAAAGCAATAGATACTTTTTCTTTATCAGGTGCAATTATATTAATGTTTTTTTCTTTGACCGCATTTGGTATTGTAATTAATAATGAAAAGGTATGGCAGAATTTTGGCACAGCATTAACCACGTTCGTAAGTGGAAAGAAAATAGGGCAATCAGAATCATCAGGAAAATAATTAAATGCCAGATAATTTCACCGATCCAAAAAATATTGATAAGAATATCAATATCTTAACAGAACGCATTAAAAAAGCTCTTTCAGGATTAGATAAGTCTGTCTATGTTTTGCAGGAGAAAATGCGGGCCATTAGAGATATGTCCAAAGTGGAAGGTGAAACTGGAGCTAATAAGGCAGCCGATTTCTTAGGACAACGCTTAGATGATATTTCCAGAAATATAAAAGAAGCCTCAGTTTCTCAATTGAGAAATAATAAAATAAGATTAGAATCTCTTAAAGGCATGGCTTTAGATACTTTAGGAAATTCTAAACAAGGTGAGGGTGTTTATAAGCAATATGAATTATTAGTTTCTAAGTTAAACGAAGAAATTCAAATTCGCAAACGTATGGCGTTTCGTGTTGGTGATTTCATGAAACGTAATGGTATTGACGCTATTAGTATCACTGCGGCATTAACTACTAGAAATCCAATTATAGGTTTAGGTATAAAATATTTATTAGAAAAAAGAAAAGCTTCTAAGGAAGAAGATGCCCAACAAAAAAGAAATGGTATTCTGGATCATTTAGAATATATTAAATTTTTACGTAATCAAAAAGAACGGAGAAATAGATCAGATAATGATGGAGTTGAAGGTTCAGAACGTAAGAGAAAAAAGAAAACTGAAAAAGAACCAAAAAAGGATAAAAAACAAAAGAGAAATAGATGGGAAAAAGATGAACCTACTATTTTAGATGCCGAATTTGAAGACCTACCGGGTAATGGTTATGGAAAAGCAGAACCGACTCCGGAATCTGAAGCATCTAAACCTCCATTTTATATGCCTCCGGCAACATCGACTCCGGAATCTGAAGCATCTAAACCTCCATTTTATATGCCTCCGGCAACATCGACTCCGGAATCTGAAGCATCTAAACCTCCATTTTATATGCCTCCGGCAACATCGACTCCGGAATCTGAAGCATCTAAACCTCCATTTTATATGCCTCCGGCAACATCGACTCCGGAATCTGAAGCATCTAAACCTACTCCGGAATCTGAAGCGCCTCGTTTATTATTAGGACCAGGAAAATTTAGAAACCGCGATGAAAAAGGCCGTTTTGCCAAAGGTGTAGTTGAAGGTAATTACGTACCTAAACAAGCTGGTGTAGAAGCTAATGCACCTCAATTAGTGTTAATTAATGGCACATTAAATAAAATACAAACTGATTTAGAAGACTTCCATAAAGAAGACAAACAATTATCTGATGCTCAATTGGATGAAATAGAAGAAAATCGTATTAAAAATGCCGGCGGTCCCAAATTATTAGGAATGGGAAATAAAGATTCTGGTGGTAATAAAGAATTAATGAAAAAAGGTGATAGTGGGTTAGCAATAGGATCATTACTTTCAAAAGCACAAGGATTAATAACAGCGGCGCCTGGGGCACTTGCTAAAGGTGGTGGTGCTTTAATAGAAGGTGTTGATGCCATGGCAGGCACATTAGGAACTATGGGAGCCGGTCTTGGCACAGCGGCTATAGCTGGAGCAGCTACAATAGCAAGTTATAAAATTGCCCAAAAGGCTTCAAAAGGACTTTTAGGATTATTTGGTATTGACCCGGATCAAGATAAGAATTTAGAAATTGAGGCTTTACGAGATAATAATATTGTAATTGATGATCCTTGGTGGCTTCCAGAACCAATTTGGAATTCTAGAGTATTAAAGGCGGATGAAGCTTTACAAAATAAACTTGGTGTTGATTGGAAAAAGAAATGGTTAAAACAAAAACATCATGATATTTTCAAAAAAGCTTATCCAAATGAAAAAGATGAAATTCCAAAAACATCTTTAGATATATCAAATGAAAAATCACAAACCTTACCGGATGAATCTATACCAGCATCTACAGATATAACACCACCAGGTTCTTGGGATAAACGAAATCTGAGAGTACCGGCACAAGTTCCTGGTGCAGCAATAGCTCCACCTATATTAGCCAATAATGCATCGGGTGATAATCCACCAACGAGACCACAAATTTCACATGATTCCATTATTCCACCACAAGTAACACAAGCACCTAAATTAGTTACTTCTTCTAAGATGACTTTAAGTGAGGCTGGTTTAAGTAAATTAAAAAAGAATGAAGGATTAAGAAAGAAAGCTTATCCTGATGCCGGTCACATGTCTATTGGTTACGGTCATCAAATTAAACCTGGTGAAAATTATACTGAGATAGATGAAAAAACTGCAACTGATTTATTACGTCAAGATGTTTCATCTGCCGAAGCGGCAGTTAATTCCGTAGTTAAAGTACCAATCTCTCAGGAGATGTTTGATGCATTAACTGATTTTACCTATAATACCGGATGGCAAGGTAATAAAAGGCCAATTGATAATATTGCTGCAACTTTAAATTCTGGTGATTATAAAGGTGCCGGTAATAGAATGAAATTGTATAATAAATCTCGAAATGCTGGCAAATTAGAAGTTAACCCAAGTTTAAATACTCGCCGCAATGATGAAGATATGGCTTTTAATAATTCTGATGTTGCTTTATCTCCAAAACAACCACCAACTCAAGGTAAAAGTATATTAGATGGAAATAAACAAATTGAGGATTCTAAAGCAGCAAATAGTGCCAATAATTCAGGAACAGGAAATACAATTGTTGCACCAACAAATAATACACAAATTAGTAATTCCATTATCGCACAACAACATGATCCGCGAAATACTGATAATACCTATAAAGATGCACGTTATAGAGACAGTTTCGCAAGTTAAAGCTTATTTAAAACTATGGCCAGTGAAGCTACGGCTTGCTACAGTCAATCGGTAGCATAAAAACGTTAAATAGTACGTTAAAATCATTAAAACGTTAAAAAACGAAACGATCAAATAAAAATAGGGTACCAGAAATAAATCCGGTACCCTATGATGTAATTACTACTTTATGATTAATATAAAATTAATCTTGTTCTAACAACTTATCATACATATCCAAATTGTCATCAACTGGAACATCTTCAGTTGGTTGAGTTTTAGCTTCCTTTTTTGCAGTAGCTTTTGGCTTTCTAACTGGTTCGTCCCAAGGTGGTGTAGACTCAGAAGTTTCCTTTGTTGCCTTAGATTTCTTCTGAACCGGTTCTACAGACTTTGGTTTATCAGTTTCAGGAAAAAGTTCATCAGCTTTCTTTTGGACTTTACCTTTTACTCCACTTACCACATCATTAAATTTCTTTTCTAAATCCTCATATGATTTAAAGCGAGTTTCTTCTACAAATGGCTGAAGTTTGTACAACTGTTTATAGAGTTTTTCGATTTCGGAATCATCACCTTTAAATAATGGAGATTGGACTCTAAATTTGCTATCATCGTAATTACGATAACCCTTGACTTTAGCAATTTCTAAATTGAAATCAGCACCATCCCAGAAATCGAATACATTGATAGCGGGATCATCCTCTTGTTTTGGTCTTAAAGCTGATTTAATTTTCTCAAAAATCTTTTGGCCAAATTGATAAAGAAATACTTTTCCTTCATTTTCAGGTACATCCTTATCTTTTAATACCAAAATATTGGAAATATAAACAAGCTTACGTTTACGCTTGCTGACAATATCCTTATTATCTTGAATGTCGGTTTTCCATAGAACCGTGTTTGCTTTACAACTCTAATGTTGCGATTAAACCGTTTCCGTTTAATCTCTCATACTTTAATATGAGGACTGACTATATCACCATCCTAATTCTAGGATGCTCTGCGTTTCGAGAATACTATTCTTTACTGGCCTAGGGCCATAGTCGATGAACCTTCCTCTATTTTAGAGGCTTGGCTGCTGATTAACCAATCTAAATAATTTTTAAAACCATCAAGTACGTTTTTACAAACCTTGTCTGAATAAGTTCTTCCAAACTTAACAAACACAAAATTATATCCAGAACTTTTTGTAGCTTGTTCCTTTAATTAGTAGTTATAACACTAACATTAATTTTCCTTTGTGGTAATTTAGCTCTAAGGTTTTTCCAGCAATTAACAGAGTTTTCTAAAGGAATTACTTCCTTAAGCCGCTAGTAAATAACGGGGCAATCTCGGCCTAATGTGGTGGGGCATAATTCGATAAAATAACTTCCATCAATATCAAAATTATGTTCGTGATATGAAACCCAAGGTAATTCTTCACCATCACATGCTGGTAAGAATCTAATTCTATTAGAACCGTTTCCGGCCTTATCTACTTGTGGCTTCCAGAAACGTGAATCTTTATAAGACTTTCGGGTTCCTTCTGCAATTTCTTCTACTTTTTTATTTATTTTTGTTAAGTCTGGTCTTGTTTTTTTATAGGATGCGAATGGCACTGTATTTTATGTTTTCCTTATTTAGAATATTTATCTTATTTCACAGGAAACTCATAATATAGGTACTGCTAAGATTATTTATATTATATCAAATTTACTTACTGGTGTCAAGTGAATTTTGATATTTTAATTTTGATATTTCGTTATATGCTTTTTTTAATTCTTGTTTTAATCCAGCAATTTCAATTTCCAAACAGCCTCTATGAGCTATTTCATCATTGGCTTTTTGGATTGCTAGGTTTGCTTTCTCACAAACCGCGTTATAGTTTTGGATAAGATCCTCATGTAGCATGTTGATATTCCGTTTCTAATATATTTCTAAGAAGAGATTTACATTTTCCTCTATCAATATTTATGAACGGTGAGTATTTGGAAACCTTCAACCAAAATGTATTCCAGATAATATCATCCAAATGTTTATTGAAATATGGACTGAAATTTAATATGGAATCAAAGATGATAAATGTTTCTAAACTTATGACTTTTTGTAAAGCCATCTTTACAATAATTGGATGGTCTGAATTGTTTATTCGGAAAATGTCATTGAATTTATATTCCTTGGATAGCATCCAAGATAACATTTCATGGCACTCTTCTGAAAAGAAATAGGAGAGACTTTCAATTTTCTTTTGCCACTGGCTATAAATGTCTTCTGCGGTTTCATCTAAAAAATCACCAATCCAAAGATCTGGATTATCTACAAAATTTGCAACAAACAAATCAATAAGTTTTGCTTTGGAATATTTGTTGCAAATTTTGTAGAAGAAGGAACGATCTTCCCGTGACTCAAAAGACGATATGGTTACTTTAGTCTTACCTTTAAACCTAAAGAAATCATATTGTTTTTTGGTAAAATGTGTTTTTACAGCTACATAAATTTCATAAGCTTCAAAGGCAGTCATTATTCATAATCAACCGTATTGAAATCAGGAGAATCAAATTGTAACTTAACTTTTAGGAAATCATCAGGAACATAATCTGTAGTGATTTCTAGGTCTAAAAGCTTATAGTTTTCTCCTAAATTATATGTAAACTCTACCAAATAATGTTGGAGTTCATCAATTTCTTCCGAGGTTTCTGTTTCAAATTTAATAATCATAAAAATATCCTTTAAATTATAACATCAAATGCATTTGTGTTATCAAGTTCCAAAGTAATATATAAATACTTTCCTTCATCATAATCAGTATTTACAGTTTTAATCCTAGAACAAGGTAACAATTTACCGATTGCATGTGTAATTACAGCAATTACTTGAGGAACTTCATCAATTTCTTCTTCAATTTGTGTATCTATCTTAATAATCATAATCTATATTTCCTTTCTGTTGCTGCTACTTCAATTTTATCCTTCATTGTCGGTGAAATTAATTTTTTGATATCATTATAATCAATTTCAAATCTTTCACATAATTGGGTTGCCGCTTCCAAATAATCAACCTTTTGTTCTTTTACCAGTTTTTCAATTTCTAATGAGAACTTGGAAGCGGTCATATCATATAAAGGATGGTCGATGAATAAACGATAAAAATCTTTTTCTACCTTTTTCATTTTTATCCCCAGGATCTATGCGCTTCTTCTACTGTTTCCACACCATCATATTCATCAATAATAAAGTCAACACCATCTGGTATTTCAACAATTTTTAAATTGGAAAATGGTGTATTAGCTTTATCTCCTAATAATTGAACCACCTTAATTAGAATAGGACAGGCACGTTCCTTATCGTAATCGTAGTGGTGAGATTGAATTACTTTTTTATTTCGGTAAGCAACACCATATATTCTAGAATGTTCTTGCCTGTTCGTTTCATTATCATCTTTTCCAAAATACTCATTGGCAGGCATTTCTGAGGTATGAGGACAACCAAGTTTTAGTAGTTTCTCTTGTGCTTTGATACTTAAACTAAAACCACCATAACATTTGTTTATTACAATCTTTTGCATATATTTTCATTTCTCTTATTCATATAACATTATAGCACAAATAAACTACAATGTAAAGAAAATATGATCTTGAATTCTCACCGTTCTTTTGTATTTCCATTCAGGATTCACGAACCGAGAATGGAAAAATAATGCATTTCCGGTGTTATCTTTGTAATACGAAGGATTCAGATACATTGAAGTTGCTAAGTTTACTACCTTATTGTATGTTTCCTTATACAGGATTTTAGTCTCTATCCATCTAAATTGACGTTTGCCGGCAATAGTCTGATTGACTACATGACAGACATCCAAGTTATATTTTTTACTTCTATTAAAAATAACGAACGCAACAGCCTGTTGACCTTGCAGCCTTTGGTTGCCAGATTCGTGATAAATGGCAGAGGCTAAACAATTAATTTGTTCAATTCCTATACTTTGTTTTGGTAATGAAGGAGCTAAACAAATGGTAATATTTAGACAGAGTAGAGAAACTAAAATTAATTTCTTTAGTATTCTCATATTATTATATAGTATTTAAACGCCTCGGAGAATAATAAAGTTGTATCTATTTTCTCCGAGGAAACGGACAGTTTCACTCTTCAGTATTTGTAATACTGTGTCCTCTTAAGAGATTAAAATTTAATTGGTGGTTTTGGGGAACCAGGATAACCACCAACCCGGATGGAGCACTAGGCTGCCATGGCGAAATATTCTTCGTCTTTTTTTGTTTTCTTCTGTTTAGCGTGAGTAGTTCACGAGTATGTACCCTACCCTGATGTTTGTGGATCAATCCGTTACGCACCCATAATTTAAAACTATTAAGTGAAGTGGTGGATGCGAGGAGAGTCGAACTCCTGTCTCCTCCAAAATCCAAATAAGGATCAACACATACCATACCGTTATGAACAATAAAATTACTTGTCCATTATGTCAAAGACCATTGCAAAACATCTTTTAATCATGAAAGACCGGAACATCTTTTAATCTATTTATAATTTCATTAACACTATAAGGATAAAAGTTGTTTGTATCTACACCTACATCCATACTTCTATCCCAATTAGGTAACGCACCATGGCAATGACCGAACAAATGATACGCACCATGTCCTTTATGATTCCAACTCCTTATAGGATAATGGAATAACTCAAAGAAATCTTTATCTATCTTAATTGTCTTTCTTTCACCCATCCAAACAATCTTTGGATGTTTCAAGAGTTGTTTTTTATCATGATTACCTAAAATCAAATGCACTTGGATATTAGGCATCCTATCAAGCCAATTCTTTACAGGGAATGCAGTATGACAAACATCACCTAAATGATATAAAGTATCTCCTGGCTTTAATACTTCATTAAACCTCGAAATGATACCTTCATTCATATGCTCATGGTCTTTAAATGGTCTTTTGCTATATTTCAGAATATTGCAATGTCCAAAATGTGTATCCGCTGTAAACCAAATGTTTGGCATATTTTAATCTAAATAACCCGCACTAACAATTACATCCAATGCGGCATCGTAATTATTACTTTTTAATAATTGTTTTGTATAACGTCTTAATTTTCTAACAGTATTTCTCATTTTAGCTTTGCCATATTCGGAATTATGCATTCCGAAATAACAAGAGCGACAACCACATAAAATTACCGTATTTCTTTTTGCCATATGTTTCTCCTATCTTAATAGAATACTGTCATATAGCACCTCCTATTATATTGGCTGTTTGGTATGGACGTAGCTGTCCTAAGACCCACCATATTCTACGGCTCTACTGCCGTTGTCCTATCACTTTAGACGACCAAACAAATTCAGTTAAGATAAGGTGTTGCTGCCCTAAAGCCTTCTTATCATTTCAGTCCCTTGCGATCAGGCTCCACATTACTATTTATGTTATTAACCGAATATCCTTCAAAATAATGGTTCCAGGTTGTTAATCTGGATCTACCTCAGAGACATGAGGGTAACCTACACTTAGTCGAAACCACTAATGTCAGGGAAGAAGGATTTGAACCTTCGACTTCTCCGCCCCAAACGGAGCGCTCTAGCCAAACTGAGCTACTCCCTGTAACTCTTATTTCTCGTAAAATTCTTCAATAATTCCAACTACTTCAGACGCAATCAATATTATCCCAATGTAATAAAAATGATAAGCCAAAAAACAATAACCAATAAGCCGAATGAAACTTTTAATAAAACTAATTTTCTTATGATCTGACATATTTAAAGTATAACAATTTTATTGTGGAATGTCAAGAAATTTCTTATGATATTTTTCTTGAAGTGGAATACCATGTTCTTTTAATTTTTGTTTCCAAGAAAAGAAATCTTTACCATGAGAACATTTACCTTTTAGAATCCATTCCCAGGCATGTATCATTTCATGTACTAAAATAATAATAAAATGTTTGAAGTTATCGAATTTTGGATTAATCTGCAATTCAATACAGCGTTCTTGGTTTTTATTTTTAACCCTAGGAACACATGCCGCAAATTGACCACGATATTCTTTTATTTCTATATTATAAAATGTCGGGATCACACCATCAAAAACGGATTCATTTAAGATACCGCACCATTTTCGGATTTCTTTGATGGTTGGACGAAATTCACCTGGTTCATGGATTTTGTCCAAGATAGGTAACACGCCAACTCCTTGATATTAATTAGATTCATTAATATTTATGTTTCAGATTACATGCACCGTTAAAATATGTTTTATTATTTCCCAAAATCCTTTGAGTAAGACATAATTATTATCACGTACTAAACAGGTCTTACAATAACGTTCCATATTACCTCTTTGGTGGGAATAAGGTTTCTCTTACTAACTTTTCAGTGAGTAAAGGAATTTCTAAATCATGTTTAAGAATTTGTCCTACTACCTTAGCTTCTGAAGGATGAACACTTTCTAAAATTTGGATTAAAATATTACGTTTCTTTTCTAGTGGAATTTTCTTAGAATCCAGTAGAGTATAGAACCGTCTCATTTCATAAAATAAACTTGAAGGACTAATACCTACCGGTCCAACATCAGGTTTAAATGCCGGTAATTCCTTAATAGTAAAATCATCTGTTGCACCCTCAGGGCGAAACACATACTGAAACATCAACTTTAACGCTGGTGATTGGTTTTTCCACAGTACTTGTTTTACTTCATCTTCCGTTTTACATGCACGGATTTCATCTAATATTTCTGGTATAATCTTTATACTCATTAATTCCTCGATTGTTTTTGACACTTTAAATTCCTAAAACTCCCCAAGATGTTGGGCTAATTTATCCAACTTGAATTTTACAAAATAATCCCATAGATGCTTTCTAGTTTCTGTATACGGTTTTTCCCATTCAGTTATAATAGCATTCTGTAATTCTTTAGGTATATATTCCAAATCAATTAGGTTTTGATTTCTCTTATAGCCCCGCAACATTTTAAGGTCACAAAAGGTTTCCGGTTTACTTTCTTTTACCCATCTAACAAGATTCTTTTTAGCAATAGGAGTTTGCCGTATTCCTTTCACCAAACAATCATCAGCCGAGCAAAAATTCGGAATACCATCCCCAAAATCTCCCACCATAATTTGTTCTCTTAGTTGTTCTATAGGATTATCAGGCACAATAAAATGTTTTTGTATTGGAGAAAATTGTTCAATATTAGGATACTTTTGTAACTGTTGGAAATCTTTATCCCCTGATAAAATCAAAATCTTTTCTGCGGTATGTTCTCTTTTAGCAATTACACCAATCAAATCATCAGCTTCAGCCAATGGAACATTAATTACACGATAAGGAGAATAGACATCCAATTCATCGCGGAGTTTATTCAATGAATCAAAGATAACGTTCCAATTTAAACCAGAAGTTTCTCTATTCTTTTTTCTTCCTGCTTTGTAGTAAGGGAAAACATCTTTACGCCAATAATGGTTATTATCACAACAAATAATCAGACTACCATATTTTTCTCCGAATTTCATATGATACATTCGGAGGCTATTGAGAACCATATGGCGAATTAAATCTTCATTTATTTCCGTTGCTGCTACAGGTTGTCCTGGTGTAGGTGAAACTGTAATACCTTTTTTGTCAGGTAAACTAACATTTTTTACCGGCTCGTAATTTTTGGAACCAAGATTAACAAATAAATTGGAAATCATAATCTGGTTTAAATCTATTAATATACTCATTCTGTTTTCATTATATCATATTTCAATATGTAATTACAAGCTACAGTTTTAAATGTACTCACATTACGCATTAGAGACTCTATAACGCATCATTTCGTATCAGATAAGCTTAGATGCACTTCTTTTATATTTAAAAATAATTGACTTTGAATCAAGGTCATTATCTGTTATCACATTAGCAGGTAGATATTCGTACATCGGGTATAAATGCTTCTGATTTATTAATAAGTTAATAACATCTTGTCTCAATTGTCCTTCAACAGGATAGACAATGACTCTAGGAAATTCTAGATCACATGCGGCACAACTCATTAAAGATGCTAAATCTTCCGCAGTATCAGTAGGAAGAGGTTCAATTATCTCTTTTCTTTCCCGTACTAGTTTTTCATAAACTTCCGAAGGATCACTTATTGTTGGTCCATTATTTTGCCAAGAATAAACTCCCGTAGGTTTAATAGATATCAACCGTCCTTTATAGGACTTCTTAAATAGTTTACGAAATAGATTTTTCAGGAATTTCATTTTGTGCCGTATGATTATATTTATAATATAACCAGAAATCTTTGGACTCTTTTTTCAAAGCTTCCTGATTTTGTTTCTCAGGATCAATTTTCAGATATACAATGTTACCATTATCATGAGGCAACATTCTTGCACGTATAATACCCATTGCGATAGCTTCTGGAGTAAGTTCTAAATCTTTACTAGAATCAGGCATTACCAATTATCTTCCTCTTCATCAAATGCGAGATAATCCCTACCAGGCAAAATATCTTCCATGTAGTCCTCAGGATAATAAATGATATTCCAATCATCTTCATTCCAATCAGTTTCAAAATCACATATAGGGCAATAAAAATCATCACCTAAAAATTGGGAATTATATACATGACTACCTCGCTTGAACTCGTTGAGTCAGAGATTCCCAGTCCCAAAGCGATAGCGCCCCCCTGGCTGGTATCGGCTCGCAATGCTGCACGTCGGCCAGTAACCACGCCCATCGGCCCGGCGAGTAGTCTCCAAAGCCACGTTCCTTGTCGTCCAGGTAAAAATCCGCACACCCCGCGAGGTAGTCAACTTCGATAAGCCGGTTGTTTTGAAGTTCTCGCGTTGGAATGCAGGCTATGAGACGGCACGTTGCAATGACCATTCCGAGTGGTAAAGGCCCCGGACCTAGTTCCCGTGCAAACTCGGGCTCGTTGCACGTGTCTTTGGCCCATTTCGGGAAGCTTTTCGCTGCGTGGATCGCAAGCGTCCCCCGATAGGGAGTACGCCAACCTCGCGTTTCGATCTTCTTCGCGCCTATCGCAACCAGAGTTGCCCATGGCTGTGTCAAAGTCAGCGCTTTCATCACGATTCGACCTCCGGGGTAGTCATGTATATAATTCCCTAAAAATTCACCACATTCACAATATCTGTTTTGCTCACTCATTTATTTTACCTTCTTTTATAAGGACAATCCTCATTCTCTTTCTCTTGGTTTTCATAATGTGAAAAACTAAAATAATCTCCTAAAGAATTTATCGCATTATCAACCTTTGCTTCAGCCCATCGGCGCCAATCAGTATAATGATATTTAGGAAATTCTTTAGAATAATGGTCGATCATATAAAAAATCCAAGAATTTCTTACAGAGTCGCTAGATTCACTTTCAACATGTTCATGATAACCTGGTCCATACATAGAAGCATCCTCAATATTTTTGGCTGGTTTCCTAATTGTAATTGTAGTTTTCATTTTACCGCCTTTAGAAGTAATACAGTATCACCAATATGTCCCTTTAATGGTGCTTCCTTTGCTCTGATACCACTTAGCAAGTGTCTCAATGCAACTTTACCAGAACTAATTACTTCTGGAATAATTTCATTAGGTTTTCTAATCTTTTTACAAAGACTAGTTTTCTCATTGAAATTATCAATTGATTTCCGAGTTACAGTTAATCCTTTATCACTAGCAGCATTAAATACACCAAGTTTACGTGTTTTGGTATTGAATACCCAAAGTTGTTGAGCACCAAAAATATCTTCAGGATCAATGGATGCTAGTTTCAATTCAGTATCAGATTTCTGATATGAAAAGAATTTAAGCAACTGTGCCGGAGTTTTATGTTTCTTCCTACGTGGTTTTCTTTCTTTCTTTCGGACAGTTTGTAATAAAGCTTCTGAAGGAGAACCAGTAAGCCAATCATAAACCTTTTTGATAATTGACTTTTTATGATTATAACCTTCTGAAATCGAACCATCCAACACTTGTTCCAATTCAACTATCATTGGTGAAAAATATTCATGAACTTTCAATTTTTGGTTTGCAGTAACACCAAGTTTCAATACAGTATCCGCCATACAGTTATCAGGAAACTTTTTATGATCTATAAAACCAAAATCATCCAACATACCATCAACAACACCAATACATTCGGTTACTTTTGAATCTCTCGGAAGAACCTTTTTCATTTCAAAAAGGTCATCAGTGGAAACTACATTTGATTCTTTAGCCAAACGCCGTATCATAGTTTCGAGGCGGTCGATATATGTTTGGGGAATATCCCATTTACGAAGTACCATGCGGGCTACGGCCGCCCAGGCATGTAATTCACCACACACAAAGGAGTCAATTGGAACATGTTTGATTTTGGGTGCCAACTCAGGAAAGAATTTTTCGGTGTATTCGATGAGGAAATCCTTCTTATTTTTTTCTTCACACATGGCATTGTACCAATTAAATGCCATTCCCATAGCACTCTTAAAAGCACAATTTTTTTCTACTTCAGTGAGCAAGGGATTCAATCGTGGTGCTTCTGGTTCAAATCCCCAAAATACTGCAAGAGAATTTTTTAAAGCCTTTTTTGAAATCTGTTCACCATCTTTGGGAATTTCAATACGCTGTTTCTTTGGACGGCCTCTGGGCATAGATTGTTTTCTCTGTTGTGATTTGAAAGTACATTTTAAGTATAGATGATTTTTTAAGATATGTCAAGAGGTCAAAGTACATAAATAATTATGTAATTTAAATTATTAATTGGAGTTCCATTTGCCTTATTACGAATACCTTTGTTCAAATTGTGAGTCAATATTTGAAACAAAATTACCCATGACGGACTATTTACTTCCGGAAACGTTACCTTGCCCGGATTGTAATCAGAGCAATTCCATACATATCTTTTTGAGTTCTCCTCCGGCTTTAGGAGATCCCATTAGATTAGGAATTACAAAACCGGATAGTGCTTTCGTACATGGTGTATTAGAACGTATGGAAAATAGTGTTCCTGATGGCGGGGTTTGTAAAGATTCTTCAGGACATATTAAATTCGGACAAGATGGAAAACCAAAAAAGAAATATGTAAACTTCTCTAAAGCTAGATATTCTCCAGGTAGAACAATATAATTAGAACTTTGTGCTTTGTTATTCAAAATTTCCCACATAAAGGAAAAAGAATGTCAAAGAAGAAACAAGTCGGACCTGATAAATCTTTCTCATTAAAAGCAATTGAACCCAAAACACCAAATCAAAAAGATACATTAGAAGCATTTGAAGATAATTATAATATGATATTACACGGTGTTGCAGGAACTGGAAAGACGTTTTTATCATTATGGTTAGGATTGAATGAAGTATTTCAGAGGAGATATTCAAAGGTAATTATTTTACGTAGTGTTGTACCTTCTAGAGATATGGGCTTTTTACCTGGTTCTGCTGGTGAAAAGATGGCGGTATATGAAATACCTTACCAGAAGATATGTTCCGAATTATTGGGACGTGGTGATGCCTATGAGATTTTGAAACAAAAAGGATTTATAGAATTTATAACTACATCACATATCAGAGGTACAACTTTAAATAATGCTGTTGTTATTGTGGATGAAATCCAGAATCTGACATTTGAGGAAAATAGTTCTGTATTAACTCGTATAGGTGATAACTGCCGAGTAATTTTATGCGGAGATATAGATCAAACTGATTTATATCGCAATAAATATGATTCTAGTGGTATAATGGAAATTTTAAATATTTTAGAATTAATGCCAAGTGTTTATTTTATTGAATTTACTGTGGATGATATTGTGCGTAGTGGTTTTGTTAAAGAATTTTTAATAGCAAAACAACAATTAAATTTAAATAAAACTGTATAAAATAAAAAATTAGGGGACTTTTTAGTCCCCTCTTGAAAATACTATAGGTTGAGATTAATAAAAGTTAAATTAGTTAAACGATTACTCCAAAAACAACGCCATCCTTGGGATACAAAATCATAGTAATGAATCAAATCACCATCTTGAGGATGGGTATTTTCGGATTTCTTATTCTTAGGATGGAATTCTTTAGGAATTAAATCCAAATTTAGAGTACCAAATGCCACTCTAGTTTCTTCATCAAGCTTTTTGTAACTTAAGGAGCATTCACCAAGATGTAAAGCCTTCTTAATTTCTTCAGTTGACATATTAAATTTTCCTTTATCCTCAGAATTCACGCCCATCACCAACATTAAATACAGGAAGTCCTAAAGACCGCCACATCCTACACACTTTGGGTCTATCATCAATTACCACAAATACATTATATTTACCTCTAATATGTTCGTCAAAAATTTCTTCCTTTATAATTTCATCAGAACGCAGGTCTCCAGTTTTACGCATTTCTAATTTAAAATAATCTCCAACATGGAATCCACATTTATCAGAAAGAAATCGTAAAGTAGGAGTTTTATGTTTATCCATTCTTCCGGAAAAGAAATGAATTTTAGAAATTAAAGGATTTCCAATACCTTCGGAAAAGCAATGCTGTATCTCTGATATGTCATGATAAGTTTGCAATAAGTACAATACATGGTTATTTGGTGTATCGAGTACATCACACATAGAAGCATCATAAGGATTTCTGTTACCAATATTTGCTAATGTGCCATCTAAATCGCAAATAATAGTCCAGGGAAGATTAAGATCAACAGGATATGGTGTTGGGTCTTTAATTAAGCCACCTTCTTTAGCCATCCTCATAATAACAGATTCACCTACAGAATCTTTGCCTCTACCCATATCACGGAGAATACATGTTCCGATATCAACATGTCGGAAATCTTTAATAATGATATCAACTTGCCAATTTTGATTGATATAGGTTTTTAAAGATTCCAGAGTCGTTGGATTCAAATGGGTATTATCAATAATAATATCATATCCTGAACACAAAGCAGCTTGAATCCTTTCCTTACGAGTCTTCCGTACTTGATCTTCCAACTTATGTGACCATTTAAAATTTTCACCAAATAATTCTTTACGTATATCATCATTATTAATCCTAATAATTACGTTATCCGTATAATTATCTATGAAGTCTTTAGCCCAAGTAGTTTTCCCACTACCCGGTAGTCCGATAGTAATATAAACTCTTTGCATTCGTTCCATAATAGAATTTACCATTTCTTTTTGATGATAAAGTCAATCGCATCACGATATATACTCCAAGGATTACACTCCGGATGGTTTTTGAGTTCATCCGGATCCTCAGATCGCATCCAGTACTCAAAGTCATGGATTACACAACCAACTCCAATTTCAGTTGGAGAATATTGGTATACTGTATATGGATTGCATTGAATTTGAATTGGTGTTTTATCTAGAGTTACTCCAGATGCTAATTGAGTCCGTGGTATTAGAGAGACTCTATTACCTAAATGTACATCATCACCTAAAGTGACATCATTACCTAAAGTGACTCCATGACCTAAAGTGACACCATAACCTAAGTGGACATCATTACCTAAACGGGCACCAATACCTAAACAGGTACTATCACCTAAAATTACCCAATTACCTAAAATGACTCCAGTACCTAAATGTACATCATTACCTAAATGGACAAAATTACCAGTAGGTAATTTACGCCATCCGAAGTCATCTGGTTGAATTGCATAAATTTCTTGTGTTGTCATATTTAAAGTATATCAAAAATAAAAAGGAATGTCAATTAATAGTTACTTTTGGAACTTCTGGAATCTTATCGTGTACCTGGTTATCAACAGCTTCCATTAAACGCTGGCGCACAGCTTCCACAATATATAGAGTAAATGCGGCATGTTCACAATAACCACTGAAATCTTTCCCAATTTGTTCAGCAGTCTCCTTGATAAGCTTTAATGCATCCGCGCCACCACGGTCATAAGCCTCGTTGCATCGCGTTACAATTTCCTTCTGTTGTGCTTCCGTCAATCTATTTACTTTATTGAGAATAGTCGCCATATGTTTCGCATCCTTTAAATTTCACACCGTTATAATTATAACCGACAAATTTTGCTTCATGATCGTAACGTCTTTTCTTTTTATTATCTTCTAATTCAGTTAGCTTTGTTGTTTCATCCTGAATTAAAGGACATAATTTTGGAATGCCGAGAATGTCAACATAAATGGTTTGAGGTAATACAGCCTTACACTTATGATATTCCCCACCATGGGAATCGTATTCAAAGAAAGGGCAGTGACCACAATCATTGATTTGTATGGTTTTATTTTGTAGCGGTATGAGTCTCATGCTTGTTCAATTCGTTCAATCATACTAGAAGGGAAATATACCTGATACATATCACTAATCTTAGGAGGTTCATTACCAGGACGAACCCTATTAATGGTGATACCCGTATCCATAATCACCTTACAAGCATCTTGAAATGTCTTTGCTGGTCCTTCTACAGGAAAACCATCATGGTTTTTACCTTGATTTCTAACGATTACATTAACTTTCATATTTTCCTTGCATAAAAATGTTTTAAATTATTTGAACTCTTAAATACCAAATTTTTCTTTATACTGTTTCCGGACATCCTTTAGTTTACTCCAATATTTCCAAGGTTGTATGATAAACTCAGAAGCTTGTCCGCATTCATTTGCTATAAGGATAACACCCTGTTCTATTTTATAACCGGTTCTTTCATAATAGGAATATGCGTAAAACGATACCTGTAAAAAATAATCAGTTATCCATTCTATTTTTTTGGTTCTTTTAGATCCCTTAAAATCAATAACGGATAATTTACCATCATACTCAGCTATACAATCGCATCTTCCACCTATACGGAATTTATCGGAATATAATGTTTGTTCCTGACAATGTATATTATTAATTTTGCGTAAATATGGTGTAAGATCTTCTATCAGCATCCTAATTAATAGTGGATGTCCTTCTAATGGTTTATTATTCAAAAGATCTTCACATGCCAAATGTAATGCAGAACCTCTATCTTTTCCCCAATTAGATTCAAAATTTGCA